AATATATATGACGAAGCTTATAATATAGAAGAGGAAGAATTTTATGGTTCAGGGGGAGATTTTATTGAGGATTCTCCAAAATATTATCATCAAATGAAAGAAATAAATGAGTATATAATGAGAGAAGAAAATGCAAGTTATCCTTGTGAAATTATATTTAAATTATTAGATAATAAACTTGTTGATAAAATGTTATTAGATAAAAATGATGAAAATGTTAATAAAGAATACAAAGTTTTAGCTAAATTCTATGATTGTGTGTATAAACCAATGTATTCTAACTATATGGATTTAGATAAATATGAAAATATAACTTATAATAGACTGTCATCTCGTATAATAGAAATATTACATATCAATGTTGTAAATACTGTGAAATATGATTTATATTATTCATTGATGTATGTACTTTCAAGTAGTTCAGGTCCTTATAAATTTCCTGTTAGTGAATATTCAAATCCTTGTGAAGGTGAAGGGCTTTATATATTAAAAATAATTGATAATATTTTATTTAATACAATGTTAAAAGATAATCAATTATTAGATGAAGAAGTAAATGATTATAGTGAAGAAACTCAAGTTGATAATTTAATTTCAAAATTAATTGAAATAGGAAGATTTGACACAGATAATGATAAAGAAGAAGCAACAGAAAATATTAAAAAATATGTTAATTTTTATAAAGCTATATTATTAAAAATTTCTACAGGGTTACTTGAACAATTGAATGGATTAATTGAATTATTAAAAATAAATTCAGTAATTTTACCAATAGGAAAAATAATTTGTGATAAATATGTTGAAGAAATAAAAAAATAAAATAATTAAAAATATTTTTTATTAGAAGAAAAAAATATGTTTATTAATTGTAAATTAAATTTCATTTTAATTTATATTTTTGCTAAATCGTCATTAATGAGAGTATTTTCTGGATGATTATTAATAGTTGTTATTTTTAAAGATAATGAAAATTTGCTTCTTCCAAAATTGACTGGTGTAGAATCTGGATAAATCCAAGAAAAATACAAAGAAGATAATTTTTTTAAAGGTGGGTTAATAACAATAGGTTGGTCAACAAAAGTATTAAAATAATATTTTTCAGATTGTATTGGTGTTTGAAATTTATAAAAATAATTTTGATTATTACCGACTTGAAAATTTATATTGGTATCTAATATTTTTAGTAAAATATAATTTTGATGGCTATTTTTAAATGTTTTAGTAGGTAAATTAAATCCATTCAAAATTAAAGAACTATTAGAATTATATGCATAATTTTGTTGATTTGTAATTATGTAATCTGTATCAGAAGATGAGAAAGGTGTAATTGCAAATTCATTTCCAACATAAAAAAATCCCATTAAATCTCCAAAAGTATTATCAAAAGAGAAATTTAATGAAATAGAATTTGGTGATTTAATTTTAATTGAAAATCCTCCTTCTTGTGTAATATTTGTATCATAAGGTATTTTATTAATATTATTAATATTAATAGTATAAGAATCGGTATTAATGATAGAAGTTATAATATGACCATCTTTAGAATTTATATAAGAAGAATCAATAAAATAAACATCTAAAGAATCTGTTATAAATATTCTATCTCCTTTTTTTAAATTATGATCATTATGTGATATTATAAGTGAATAAGATATATTTTCAATAATAGGAATAACTTTTTTAATACATTGTGGTAAGTAAAATATGTTATAAGATTTAAAATAACTTGTATTATTAAAATCATCAAAATTGATTTCGATAATATTATATTCATATTGTTTTAAAGGATTAACATTAGTTCTTTTTGTTTTAGAAATTAATTTTTCCATTTCTGTTTTTAATTGTTCATAATTATAATCGCCTTGTGTGAGTGTAATAGTATATAAATTTGTTTCTGATAAATTATTCCAATAAAATTTGTTGTTTAAATTTGTTATATTATAAATAGTATTTGGTATTTCAGAAGATATAACTGAAATTGAACATACATTATTAATATTTTTTCCTAAATCAAAATAATATTCATTTGATATTTTATTATCATTATTAAAATAAACTTTATTAAGAGTAACATTTGAACCTGTAAAAAAATAATCACCTTGTTCTACTCCAGTTGAAAAATTATTATTTATTGACATATTTCCTTTTAATTTTATTTTAATTCCTGATTTATTTGAATCATAAACATTTAAAAAAGGTAATAAATTATTTTGATTTTGAGGTAATCCAGAATTTAATAAATTTGTTGGATAATTACCAATATTAAAAAATGTTAAAGTACATATTTCTTCAAAAGTATTTGTATAAACACTATCTGAATAAAATGTAATAGGAAGTTTATAATACATTTTTAATTGTCCATTATATTCTTTAATATTAATATTATATGTTCTATTTAAAACTTGTAGAGGAATATTTTGAAATGTTTTTTCTTCTGTAACAAAATTAAAATTTATAAAAATATTTAAAAAACCTATTTTATATAAAAAATTTGGATTATTATCAATAATAACTTCTGAAGAGTCATTTTTAAATATAAGTTTAACTTTTACATTAACCCTTGAATTAGATATACCATTTAATGTTATTAAATCGTTTGTATTAATTTCTTCATTTGAATTATCAAAATTAATTTTTAAAATATCAGAATTATTTGTAAATTCTAAAGAATTATCTAATAATTTAATTTTATTATTTACTTTATCAGTTGTAGGTATAGCATTATCTGAATCAAAATTAAATATTTGATGTTCTGTTAAAACAACAGTATCAATTGGTCTTATTGATTTATTTTCTAAATATTCTATGTAATTATCATATGTTTTAGGATAAACAAGTTTATTTGATAAATTTATTCCATCTATAACAACATCAGAATTATTAATTCTATAGTTTAAATTTCTTAAATCCTCACTAACTTGTTCATTATATTTTTCATTATTATCTCTTTCTCTTTGAATATTATTTTGATAATTTAGATCTTGTAAATAAGGAGTTGTATTATTTCTTATTAAATATCTTTGATTATTAAATTCTTCTTTGTCATCTTTTATTGTTCCAATATTATTTTCCATAAATTTAATTGAACTAACTTGAGTATTTGATAAACTATCAGAATTATTTTCTTTATTTATATTTCTATTTTTTCTATCAATAGCACTTCTATTAGTATTAGTATTAGTATTAGTATTATTACTCATATAATTTATTATATTAATATAATAACACTTTAATTCTTTAAAATTATCTTGTTTTTATTATATAAATATTTAATAATTTTATTTACATGTAAATATTTTTTTTACAAATAAAATTAAAAAATAGTTTTAAAATAAAATTAGATATAAGAGTAGGAAATGGATATAATTACAAGTGTTATAGAAAATAATAAAACATATATTTTAGCTGATTTTTTATTGGAGAAAGCTCCCACTCCCTACGGGACTTACTTCGTAAGGCAAGCTTAGCTTGCTAGCAAACTGTGTTTGTGTCAATTTATTTATAAATTGACTCTTTTTTTAAAAAGAGTGGGTGTAAGATCAACAAGAAGTTTGGTTAAAAATAAAAAAATACCTGAATCAGATTTTGTTTATGCAAGATTAAAAAGTGGTGAATGGATTATAAATAAAGAAGAAAAGAAATCAGCAAAATATGACAAAATATTTATTAAAAAATCTGTTATAACAAAAATACCAGAAATACAAAATAGTAAAGACGAGATTATTAAAGATTATAAAGGAATTGAAAAAGCTCCTGAAATAATTGAATTAGAAGATTCACAAAAATTCAAAGATGAAAATAATAAATCAATTGAAATTGAAACAAGAGGAGAAAGAAATTACAATAAAGTATATTTTAAAGTAAAAGATGTGTCTGTTGGTTTTTGTTTAGAAAATTTACAAAATATTTTAATAAAAACAAATACAAACTATAAAGAAGAAGTTGATTATAAATTTTTTAATTGTAAAAAAAAGAATAATCTTCTTAAAAAAACAAGTAAGTTAGAAAAAGATAAAATTAAAAAAGAACTATTTTTAACATATAATGGTTTGTTAAGAGTTCTTTTTTTAACAAAAAATAACAAAACTGAAAAATTTACAAAATGGGCAACTGAGACTTTATTTACAATTCAAATGGGGACAGAAAATCAAAAAGAAAAACTTGCTTCTTCATTAATTGGAGTTAATCCAAAAACAATAAAAGATGTATTTAAAACTAATACATCTAAAACTCCATGTGTTTATTTATATTTGGTTGGTAATGCAAATAAATTATTGGATAATAAATATGGAGATGATGAATTATTATGTAAATATGGATGTACCCACTCCCTAACGGGATTCACTTCGTGAAGCAAACAATGTTTGCTAGCAAGCTTTAAAAGCTTGCCTCAATCTATGATTGAGTCTTTTTGTTAAAAAAGAGTGGGATGATTTACCAAGAAGAAGTGCAGAACATCATAAAAATTTTAATAAAGAGTTTAAAACAGAAATTGAATTAGTTTATTTTAGTATTATTGAAGCTAAATATATTTTTAATGCAGAAACAAATATTAAACAGTATTTTAAAAGTAATTTAGTCGAACACAAAAATATGTCAGAATTAATTGTTATAAACAAAAAAGATTTAGGACAAATAAAACAACATTATTCAATGATTCAAAATAATTATATTGGAAAATATGAAGAAATGAATGAAAAAATAAAACAATTAGAAAAAGAAATAATAGAATATGAAAATAAAATAATATTACAAAATAAAGAAATTGAAATAATTAAAGATAAACATAAAATCGAAATATTAGAATTACAACATAAAAATAAATTAATTGAAGAACAATATAAAAAAGAATTACAAGAAGAAAAACATAAAAACGAAATAATAGAAGAAAGACATAAAATAGAATTACAAAGTAAAGAAATTGAATTATTAAATCAAAAGTTAGAGTTGCTATCTAAAAAATAAATTAAGTTTGTATATTTATAAAATATAAATAAATATAAATAAATATATAAAAATATATAATAAAAATAATATTTTTTATAAAATTTCTTTAAAACTACTTTTAAATGAATATATTTTGTTTTATTTGGATGTTTAAATTAATTATTATAATTAGTTTGAATTATTATATAAAAAATATATAAAAAAAAATTGATTTAAAAACACTTAAAGATTAAGAATATATATATTTTTCATATGAGTAAAAAAAATGGAAAAACAATTGAAGAGCAATATAAAAAAAGAGAATTACATGAAAGTATTCTCAAAGATCCTGGGATGTATATTGGTCCCACTGGAGTAGATAACATTGATATGTATTATTTCAATGACAAAACTGATTCAATAAAAAAGGATGAAAAAGAAATTGTTTTAGGATTATATAAAATTATTGACGAAATAGTTGTAAATGCTGCAGATAACACAGTAAGAAATTCAAAGAAATGTAATATTATAAAAATAAATGTAAATAAAGAAACAGGAATAATTTCAGTTTATAATAATGGATGTGAAATTCCAGTAGAAATTCATAAAGAATATAATATTTATGTTCCTGAATTATTATTTGGAAATTTATTAACTTCAGCAAATTATGATCAGGAAGATAGATTAGTCGGAGGACGTCATGGAATTGGGTCAAAGGCGGCTAATATTTATTCAAAAGAGTTTTCCATTGAGATTGTAGATTCAAAAAGAAAGAAAAAATATTTTCAACAATTTTCGAATAATATGTATGATAAAGAAGAACCTGTAATTACTGATTTAGAAAATAAACAAGAAGGATATATCAAAACAAAATTTTTACCTGATTATAAAAAGTTTGGTCAAAAGAAATTAACAAATGATACTTATCAAATTATTAAAAGAAGAGCTTATGATATTGCAGCAACAACAAATAAAAAAGTTAAAGTATATTTTAATGATGAAGAAATTGAAGCAAATAATTTTAGAAATTATATTGATTTATTTTACAAAGATGAAAATAAAAAAGTTATTTATCGTGATGTAAATGAAAGATGGTCTGTAGGAGTTATATATGATCCAGACAGTCATTTTAATCATATGACATTTGTTAATAATATAAATACTTTTGGAGGAGGAACTCATTTAAATCATGTTGTTGAACAAATTATTAAAAAAGTGACTAAAAAGATTACAGATAAAGATAAAAAAAACAATATCAAAGTAAAACCAAGTCAAATTAAAGATAATATTACAGTTTTTGTTAATTGTTTAATTGAAGGACCTGATTTCCCTTCACAAACAAAAGAAACAATGAGTAAAAATGCAAATAAATTTAAAGTAAAATGTAATATTGATGATAAATTCATTGATGAATTATGTAAAAATACAAGTATTGTGAATGATGTTTTTGAAATATCAAAAGTAAGACATGAAAATCAATTATCTAAAACTGATGGTAAAAAAAGATTATCTGTTAAAGATATTCCAAAACTTAAAGATGCTAGTTTTGCAGGAACAGGTAAATCAAGTGATTGTATTTTGATAGTTACTGAGGGAGATTCAGCATTTAACTTTGCAGAGGCAGGAAGAGAAGTTATTGGAACTGAATATTATGGAGCTGTTCCTTTGAAAGGAAAAATGTTAAATCCTAAAAAATCAGCTACTCAAAAAGCATTAGATAATACAGAATTTAAAATGCTTAAAAAAGCTTTAGGATTACAACATGGAGCAGTTTATGAAAATACTAAAAGTTTAAGATATGGGAGTGTATTACTTTTAACCGATCAAGATGTTGATGGGTATCACATCAAGGGATTGTTTATGAATTTTATTCATACTTACTGGCCAAGTTTATTAAAAATTGAAGGCTTTGTTAAATCTATTGCAACTCCTATTATTAAAGTTTATAAATCAAAAAATATTACTGGACTAAAACCATTAAAAATATTTTTTACTGAAAGTGAATTTAAAAAATGGGCAAATACATTTGAAAATAATAAAGTTCCTGACAGTTATTATATTAAATATTTTAAAGGTTTGGGAACTTCAACAACTGAAGAAGCAAGAGAGTCATTTGATGATTTTAAAAATAGATTAATTGACTATACTTGGGAAAATGATAAAATTAATATTATTGAACTTGATAATAAAAGTAATAATTCTAATAATGATGATGAAGATGATAATGTTAGTCTAAGTATTGTTAAAGGAAAGAAAACAAAACAGATTGTTGATTACGATAAACTAGAAAAATCAGATTTAATTATTATGACAGCTTTTGCTGATAAATTTGAAGATAAAAGAAAAGGATTAGTTAAAAAATATGATCCTTCAATAATTATTGAAAATAATCAGAAATCAGTAACTTATAATGAATTTGTTACTAAAGAACTTGTACATTTCTTTCATAATGATGTTATGCGTTCTGTTCCAAATGTATGTGATGGTTTTAAACCTTCTCAAAGAAAAGTTTTGTATGGAACATTTTTAAGAAAATTACATAATTCTGAAACTAAGGTAAGTCAATTATCTGGTTATATTTCTGATAATACAGGATATCATCATGGTGAAGCAAGTTTACAAGGATGTATTATTGATATGGCACAAGACTTTGTTGGTTCAAATAATATTAATTTACTTTATCCTTCAGGAGCATTTGGAACTAGAAGAATGGGAGGTAAAGATCATGCTAGTCCAAGATATATTATGACTAAAAATGGAGAATTGTTAAGACATATATATCCTGTTGAAGATGAACCAATTCTTGAACATATTGATGATGAAAATGCAATTGTTGAACCCTATGTTTATCACCCAATTATTCCGATTATTCTTGTTAATGGATGTTCTGGTATTGGAACTGGATATAGTAGTAGTATTCCAGGATTTAATGTTAAAGATCTTATTCATAATATTAGAATATATCTAAGTAAACATAAAAAATTATCAAACGAACAAATTATTGATAAACTTAGAGAAATGATTCCTTGGTATAAAGGATTTAATGGAACTATTCAAAAGATAGATTCTAAAACTTATAAAACATATGGTTGTTTTGAAATCATTGATCAAAATAAAATTAGAGTTACAGAATTACCAATTGGTAAGTGGACTGAAGATTATATTGCATTTTTAACAGGTTTACTTGAAAAGAACTCAATGATTACTGATTACGATATTGGAGCATCTACTTATAAAGTGGATATTACGATTAGTTTCAAAACAAATGTTTTACAATCATTACTTAAAAATGATGAATTGTTGGATGAAATGAAATTAAAAAGCACTTTAAAAACTTCTAATATGCATTTATGCAAAATTATTGAAGAAGATGGTATTAAAAATATTGTTATTAAAAAATATGATGATGTAAATAATATTTTAATTGATTATATTGAAATGAGATATCAGGCTTATGTTAAAAGAAAAAAATATTATATTAAAGTATTAGAAAATGATTTATCAGTTCTTAAATACAGAAAGAAATTTATTGAATATATTATTGACAAAAAAATTATTCTGGAAAGAAGAAAGAAAGATGATGTTATTAGATCATTGGAAGAACATAAATTTCCTAGATTAGGTGTTAATATTAATTCTCCTAAATCTTATGATTATTTAACTGGACTTCCTTTATTCTCTTTAACTGATGATAAAATTGAAGAACTTGAAAATAATATTTTAAAGAAATCTGAAGAATTAGATACTTATAGAAACACTTCAATTGAACAATTATGGGAAATTGATTTAACTAAGTTTGAAAAGGCTTATGATAAATATTATGATGATTATATCAAAAAGATTAATACTGATTGTAAAAATAAAAAAGGAAAATCTAAAGATAAATCAATAAAATCTAAAGGTAAACCAAAATCAAAATCAAAATCTAGTTCAAAATAAAAATTGAATTTATTTATATATATATATTTATTTAATTAACTAATTATTTTTTTCATTTACTTTACTATTGTAAAATAGTTTAGTATATATTTACAATGTCTATGATTGATACAAAAATAAAAAAGAAAAAAACATGTAGTATTATGGATAATGAAGATTACACTTTAGAACAAAAGTTTGTAAAATCAATTACATTAAAAAAAAATAATTTAATAAAACAAATATTTTCTGAAACTGATGAAAAAACTATTTCTGAAATAATTAAAAATAATTATGAGTTATGTTATTCCTATTTTTTACATGACTACTTTTATAATAAAATTATAGACAATTCAATTTTAGTAATATTTATAAAAATAATCAAAAAATATGATATTTATAAATATAATAATAAATTAATATACAAAAAAGAAATGAAAAAAGAAGATTTTTCTGAACAAAATTTTTTAAAAAAAAAATTAGAAGAGGATAGTGATAACTCTGATATAGATGAATCAGATGAAGATGAATATTATTATTATACTTCTAAAAATTTTGTAATTTACAATTTACTAAAAAAATCTGTTGATATTAATGTTATTTTAGATTATCTTAATCTTTATGAAGAAGATCTTATATATAATGCAGATATTTTTTGTTATATATTTTTTGAAACAATTGAAAATTATAGTTATAAAGAAAAAATAAAATTTTTTAATTATTTTAACAATCATAAAAATGTATTTGTAAGGCATAAATTTTATAGCATAAACCTTTGGAATAAAAATTTTATTGAAATGATAAATAATAGAAGTAAAGATAGTAAATTTCTTATAGAAGTTTTAAATTCTATGAATAAATTTATTAAAAGAAAAATGTTTAATAAAAGTTATAATTATATTTTATCTTCATTTTTAAAAAAAAATAACAATATATTTAGTTATGTGTGGGATAAAAAATATATTAATTTAATTGATATTAGAAAAAATATTATAAATAACAAAAATATAATTGAATTATTGATAGAAAAAAAACATTATAATGAAGCTTTACAATGTATTGAAAAAATGAAAAATCCAAGCATAATTTTTAAAAAAAATGTTTTAAATAAAAAATTAAATAAGCAAACTAAAAAATTAAATAAGCAAACTAAAAAATTAAATAAGAAGACATTAAATAGAAATACAAATTTTTCTATTATTATTAAAACTGTTTTATTAAATCTTAACAATTATTTAAAAAATATAAGAAATTATGATACATTATTTACAAATAAAGATACCTCTACAATTGTAGGATTTTTTAATTATATTATTAAAAATTTTTTGATACTAAGTTATGATATCACTCATATTTTTGATTATATAATTAATAATATAAATTTTAATTATAATTATACATATATATTAGAAACTCTAGACAAACATAATGAAAAATATATAAGAAATAATATTGATTCTATCATTAAATATTTTATTACAAAAAAAAATCTTTATAAAAAAAATCAAGAAAAAAAATACTGTATTAACATTTTTAAACAAATCTTTATTAAATACAAAGATAATATTAATTTTAAAAATATAGAAAAAGAAATTAAAAAAAATCAAAATAACAACAAATTTTTTGAAGAATATAATATATCACTATTAGAGATATATTTGAATATTTTTCCTGATATTGACAAGAGTTTTAAACTTTACATTTTAAAAAATCTTATTTTAAATGAAAACAGTGAGGAAAAATCATACTTTACAGAAACTTATATTGAAATGTATATTGATTGTATGAGTAATGAAAAAACATTAAAAAATGATTTATTTCTTATATACGACTGTAATTTAAAAATATTAAGACATATGCCTGAATTATTTAAAATATTATTTCAAAAAATAAAAAATAAAAAAAAATATTTTTTGAAAAAAAACTATTTATTTTTACTTTGTAAACATAATTATGAAAATCAATTTATTTTTGATTTTGTAAACTATTTTATTAATAAAATTGAAAATTTTGACTATTCTGATTTAAATCCTGGTTATATGGAAGGAAAAGACACATGTCTAACTATTTCTAGTGTTAACAGAAATATTGAACTATTTAACTTTTTATTAACAACCTTTGGAGATAAAGTCCATCCTATAAGATGTTAAAAATTAAATTTGTTTATTTATAAAAGATAATAACTTGTAGTTAAAAAATTATTTATTTTTATAATTATTAATGAAAATACAAAAATTTGAAAGAATTGATGCTGTAGAAAAATTTGCTACTATCGTTTTTACAGACTTTCAAGATTTACAATATCAATCAGGAGTATTATTTACAATTGATTCAATTAAAGATAATTTGAAATCTAAAGGATTATTAGGTTGGTTTTTAATTAATGATGATAATAAAATTTTAGGCTATATTATCGGAGAAAAACAAAGATTAAGAGATGGTAGATATGTTTATTATCTATCTTACTTTTTTGTTGTTCCTGCTTATAGAAATGCTGGTTTAGGTAAAAAAATGATGCAAAATTGTCTTAATCACATTAAAAATATAAATATTCCATTTGTTATTTTAACATGTGAAGTAGATTCAGTCCCTTATAAATTATATAAAAATTTAGGTTTTATTTTTGATCCAATTATTAAAATTGATAATTCTAAATATACAGCTCTTGTTTATTACACAAATGAAAATATTTCATAATTTTTTTATTATTTTTTAATTTATCAAATAAAATAAAATAAAA